TGTGGTAAGGGAGAATATTACTGTAATGATGACAAAAAGTGTAAACCTATTCCCAAAGGGTATAGAATAGGTTATGGTGGGTATCTAAAACCAGAAAATAAAGAAGATGAATCTAATGGTAAGAAAGGCGGTTCTAATGGCAATGGGAACGGTAATGGTGGCAATGGGAACGGTCATGGTGGTAACGGCAACGGTGGAAATGGTGGAGGAGACGGCGGCGGAGAATAGACTTGACAAAGTAATCAAGTAACCTTATAATCATATTATGAAATATATCTTTGATGTTGATGGGACACTGACTCCCAGCAGAAAGAAAATTGATCCCGACTTTCTAATATTCTTTAACAGTTTTGCTCTTGCAAATGAGGTTTACCTTGTTACAGGTAGCGATAGAGATAAGACTATAGAACAAATCACACACCTTCTCTACTGTAATTGTAAGAGGGTATATAATTGTGCTGGGAACGATGTATATGAGGGAGACTTGTCAGTATATACTAACCCTTGGGAGTTGCCACTAGATGCAAGAGAACATCTTTTAGAAGAATTACATGAGAGTCATTTCCCTGTAAGAACAGGAACTCATATAGAGGAGAGACCAGGCTGTGTCAACTTTAGTATAGTGGGTAGAGGTGCAAATCAAACAGAGAGATTAGTTTACAGTGATTGGGATTGTATAAAAAAAGAAAGAGAAGGGATAGCGGAGAGATTCAATGAAAAATTCCCTGATTTACATGCCTTTGTGGGTGGTGTGACAGGTGTGGATATATCAAGTAAAGGGTGTGATAAGAGTCAGATCATCAGAGACTTTATGGACGGTGATGTAGTATTTTTTGGAGATAGATTAGATCCTCATGGTAATGACAGACCACTAGCAGATGCGATTGAGAAGAATAAGCTAGGTATAACAGTAGAAGTTTTAGGTTGGGAAGATACTTGGAAGAAACTAACATGAAAGAAACTAAATGGCAGGCATATATTCTACTCAACTCAAATAGATTGACTAAAGTAGAGTTCTTCTCACCATCTAATCTAAGAGAAGATGCAGAAGAAACTGTCAAAGCATTGTATGGTGTAACTGATGTTCGTCAGTTAAGGAGGATTTGGTTATGAATGAAGTTCAGTTTATAAAACATAGGATCTTTAGAGAGACAGACTCTGTTGTATTCTATGACATATCTGTTGAAGAATCTAATGCAGCAGACCTAGTAATCCATGAAGGATCTGCCACCTCACCACCAGATGATTGTGTTGGTGCAAAGTCATTTTATATTCACAGTTTTCAAGACGATTATAATAGAGTGGTTCAAGGGTCAAGGACATTTGAATTAGTAAATCTACAATGGAAGTATCCATATCATCTTGTTAATCTTACAAGACAGAGTGGCGCTCTACTGATACCTCGTGGCACATTTCACAGGTCACAATCAGGAGAGAAGGGATCTATTGTAATTAATCAAGCAAAAAGGTATGATGGATTCGATCCTAGTGCTGAGTTTTATCCTGTGTCTGCCTCTGAAAACAGAGACCTATACAACGTTTTAAGGAATGAAAAACCTGTTATACATAGTGTGAAGATATGAAAATGATGGAATGGTTGAAGGAGGAGATTACGAAAACCCCTGGCTATATGAGGGTAAACCTTTCACTTCTGACGATATTAATGATTTCTTCGGTTACGTCTACCTCATTACTAATAAGACAACAGGTAAGAAGTACATCGGCAGAAAGTACTTTGTACAGAAACGAAAACCCAGAGGCGGTAAACGAAAAGTTACTAGCGAGTCGGACTGGAAGAAGTATTATGGATCGTCCCCCGAACTCAAGTCCGACGTATCCGCCTATGGAAAGGCAAATTTTTCCAGAGAGATCCTGTCTCTCCATACAACTCTGGGGAAAACCAACTATGAAGAGACCAGACAACTGTTTGTTAACAACGTTTTAACAGAGTCTCTTGACAATGGAGAACCAGCATATTATAATAGTAACGTTCTAGGAAGATATTACAGGAAGGATTATTTTGAATAGTTATCAAAGGTGGCAACAACCACAAGTTCCTGATGATATGGGATACCTTGAAGGCGCAGCTCAGATTATAAGAGAACATGAAATTACCTTAGATGAAGATGGTATATTAGATTTACTACAAATAAAATACAGATGGCCAGAACCAGCACTGGAAGTCATAAATCAATGTCAAAAAAAGTCTAATGGATTCTTTGACTCTAGGGGTTTTGTTTACTATGAGAAGTGGAAAAGATTATATGATCTAGGATTCACTAGTCTTCTTAGTAACATAATGGATCTCACGGCAGAACTTAGATCTCTTGATAATAAGTTACTTGAATACAAAGGATCGGAAACTAATGCTAACATGTATCTAAGTGCTGGTACTACAAAACATAGAGCCAGTTTTGATCCACACAACCATGATTATCATGTTATAGTGAAACCAATTTATGGCACTTGTACATGGGTCATCAATGGAAAATCTCAAGAGGTATATCCATCTGATGTTTTAATCATACCAGCTGGAACTATGCACTCTGTTGTGGAAAATAAAGAACCTCGACTATCCCTTACAATGAATCTCAGTGGATGATTACATAAACTACATGATCAAAATTGGAGCTGATAGGATTCCTCATCTCCATGATGATCTATTGTCTCACTCCATAAGAGTTGCTGGTTTACTATACAACTATGGTAGACCTATGGATGAGGTCAAAGCAGGACTTTTCCATTCGATATATGGTAATGAATTTCAAATGTATAAAATTAATGTGTCAAGAGAAGAAATTAAAACTGTAATAGGAGAACGTTCTGAACATATAGTAAACCTATTCAATACTTTAATTGATAGAGTAGACACTATACTTTATGCCAGAGGTTTAGATGAACCAGACAAGACAACTCTTAGATGGTTAGAGTATTGTAATATCAAAGACCACGATCCAGAAGCAGATATATTGAAAGAGTTTGAATTATTGTTAAAGGTTGACGGTTAACCGAAAATGTCTTATAATATACTGGCATACATAATATACATGAAAGTTATCTAAAGAAAATGAATTTATTGCCTGATGCAGAACTATTTTTTTGGAATAGTCGATCAAAGAAGTTAGTTAAGAAATCAGTACACTCTATATTTGAGGGTAAAGATGTTCTTCTAGTATCTGTATGTGGTGCCTTTACACCTCCATGTACAGACATGGTAAAGGAGTATGAAAAATTATATGATACCTTTATCAAGGAAACTATTGTTGATGAAATCTACATCGTTTCTATGAATGACGCATTTGTCATGGACAAATGGTTCAAGGAAATGAAAATTAAAAAGTGTAAGTATCTTCCAGACGGAAACGGAGCATACATCTTACGACTTGCCAAGCAGGGTGGAATGTCTGCAACTCAATGTTCTGTCAAAATGTATAACAAAGGAATGGGTGTCAGAGGATGGCGTTGGGTTATGCTAGTTGAGAACAATGTACAGATGGTTTACCTAGAAGAAGAGACACCAGACGGTGCTGGAACTAGAGACAACTTACCTAACGATCCATTTGAATTAACTCACGCACAACAGATGCTTGATCTATTAAAGAATAGAGATCAAATAGATCACATTAAAGAAGTTAATGATGCAACAGAATCTATGGCACATTTACCAGGCTCAGAAGATCATCTACCTAAAAATCCAACAATGTCTGCCCAGTGAAAATAATAAGTCTGAAATATCTAGAGGAAAATTTTAATGAGGTACTCGAACTGGCTCAGGCTGGTGAGAGTTTCTTATTAGATACTCCAGATGGTCAGATAGCATTAGTTCCAGATAAGAATATTTTGAAACCAGTGATTGATTCTGGTCAGGCAAAAGACATAGAACATATGTGGAACCATGATGATGGTGCTTGACTTATCAATACAAACTGAGTATAATAAAGTATATACAATTTTATTATGATTGAAGTACTTGTACAGAATGATCCATACAGGTATGTGAAGATGCCTGATCTACTTGAGAATGGTCAACCAGACTATCGTATTCAAAAGTGGAATAATTATAATGGTTACAAGGACATGTATCTTTGTGACAATTTTATGCAGTTTAAAACTGCTATAGATGATTTTGAATACACCAAATGGTTAGACCCTGCTGGAGTTCCATGTTACGTTAAAGATGATTGATGAACCATCAAACTTAGAGAAGGCAAAAAACTTCTCTAAGACAGCATATGATATTGTAAAAGGTTTCGTGTTTGACGGAAACCTATTGGTTCCAGATGAGGTGAAGAAAGCAAGAATAGATATATGTAGAGAGTGTAATAGATTTGATGAGAGTCGCCATGTTTGTAGAGAGTGTGGTTGTTTTCTAGTTAATAAAGTGAAATTCTCTGCAGCACATTGCCCGCTAAACCTTTGGTAATTTGATGGATACACAAATTAAGATGGAGTTCCAAGACTTTATTGGAATCTTTGACAATGCACTCGACCCACGCTTCTGTGATTTTCTTACAGAATACATGGATAAGACAGAGTTTGTAGACTTCAAAAGAAACTTTGGTCATGTAAAAGATAAGCAGATATGTTTAGATGGATTCTCTCCTAGTGAGAGTAAACAGTTGATGGAGTTTGTAAACAACTGTTTGTTCCATTACCTCAATGAATATACTTACCTAGGCAATTTTAGTTATGTAAGTTCCCTGTGTCTACTTCAAAAGACAGAACCAACTCAGGGATATCATTTGTTTCATGCAGAAAATGTGAATTGGAATTTGAGTAGCAGAACTATGGCATGGATGGTATATCTGAATGATGTAGAAGAGGGTGGAGAGACAGAATTTTTATATCAAAAGTTAAAAGTAAAACCAAAGAAAGGAACTGTATTGATATGGCCTGGTGGATACACTCACTTACATAGAGGCAATCCTCCTATGAGTGAAAAGTATATTGCTACTGGTTGGTATCAGGGAAACATAGGATTAAAACAAGTACACACCGCTGGCATCTTAGACAAACAATATACGGAGAGTTTAGATTCATAATGTCAGATCTACACATTCTTTTTCCTACACCAGTGTATCAGAATGTCTTAGA